GATGCCGGTCTCGATGCTCTCGAATGACGAAGCGAGCCGATCCACGAACGAGCGTTGGAATGAGGTGGCGCCGACGATGACGACCGGCACCAGCGCGGCGATCACGAGCTCGCGAAGGTCGCGCGCCTGCTTCTTGTCGTCCGCCCAAACATCAGCCTGAACCTGCGTCCCGCGCAGATCCTGAAAACCCTGCATGTGCTGCGGCCTGGCGTCGTCGATGTAGTCCAGCGTGATCGCCGGCAACGCCGATGCTTGCGGCCTGTCGCCCCATGCGATCGAGCCGCGTTTGACCAGCGCCGAAATGCCGGCGTCCGCGAGGAGGCGGGCGCGAAGGTCTTCTTCCATCGCCTCACCTCGCCGCTAGTCGGGCCGTCTTTGCCGCCGCCCTGAGCGCAGCGCTGTCGATCTGCAGCCACATGTAGAAGCCGAGGTCTGTCTGCGCCCGGTCGTGCGTCGCTTCCCAGGCGGGCCGCATGAAGGGCTGCGGCCTGTCCTTGAAGCTGCCGAACTCCATTTCAATGTCGTGCTGATGCCCGGCGGTGCGCGTCGGACCGACATAGACGGTGACGTCGCCAGGCATCGCGAACGGGTTGTTCTGGTGCGAGGCCGTCTTGCTGCTGACCTCGATCACTTCGCGCAGGTGCGGCGCCGGGTCGTTTTCGTCATACGGTGCCAGCGCGCTTGCCAGCCCGCGCATCGGCTCGGCGGCTTGCGTCAGCGCGCGCCGAACGACGTTTTTCTGCGTCGCCGTCTTCACCAATTCCTTGAGCGCCGCCTCGAGATCGGCAGCGCCTTCGAACTTAACCTGCAGGCTCACTGTCGGCCTGCGCGGTCCCGGTGATCACGATCTCGTCGCGCCTCACCTCTTCGGTGTTCGTGATGTCGTAAACGTGGCCGCGGTAGCGCAGCCGGTGCTGTTTCTGGTCGAGCGTGAAGGCGCTCGGACGGCGAATGCGGAATTTCTGCGTCTGAAACGCGGTACGTTGACCCGCTGCGATCTTCTCGGCGCCGGACAGCGGCACAAGCGCGGCCTTGCGGTCACACAGCCGTGTCCAGCCTTGCTTGACGCGCAGGCCGTCGTCCTCGTCAGGCCCGAGCTGCTCAATCGTGATTTTGCGATCGAGCAGCCCTGCCTGCATCAAGGAATTGTCGGCTTGCATTAGAGCGAGACGCCCGCCGACTGAATGTTGAGGTTGATCTGCGTCGCATTGATCGCGAAGCCGAGGAACGAGGGGAAGCAGCCCGCCACCATGTCAGCGACCGGGCAGACGCCGCCGGGATTGGCCGACAGGTAATAGCCGACGCCGCCCGTGACTGCCGCACCGATCGTCACCGGGCCAGAGGTCTGCACCGTGATCGGCTGGCCGCTGGCCGCATTGTCGAGCGCGACGCCGAACGGAACGCGAGCCGCCGCGGTGCCGCTGTTGCAGTCGGCCAGCTTGAACGTGTTCGTGGCGCTGTCGAGATAGACGACCTGGCCGGCGGTGATCGCCGCGCCGGCAATGCCTTGGGTCTTCGTGGCGTTCGTGCCGGGAACGACGTTTGCGGCAGTGATGACGAGATCGGCCATTGGTTAGCTCCTTCGGAAGTTGGCGAGTAGTGCGTCGGAAGCGTTCGGCAGCGGATCGAACCGCCCGCCGATGAGGAAATCCTGCCGCGTGTCGAACCACTGGGCGAGCATCAGCCGCATGGCTTGCATGATCGGCTTCGGCACGACGGAGTAGCCGACGACAGCGCTGACCTGGACGGCATCTTCCGCAACGCGCGTCGACGGCCACTGCTTGTTGTACGCCAGCCGGAGACGCGGCCGCAGGACGTCGGCGCCGACGTTCACGAATTCGTAGGTCGCCGGATCGAGCGTCTGCAGCACCCCGTTCGTGTCGAGATATTGCACCTGCGTGATCGACTGCACCGGCGCTTGCGTGAGGCTCTGCAGGCCGGTGAAGCACGGGAACGTCATCAGCACGGAGGCCGGGACAAGCCGGATCCCGCAGTATTTCTCGACATGCTCGCGCGTCGTTTGAATCTGATCGAGGATCGTGTCGTCCTCGTCGTCATCTTCATAGCGAATCCACGACTTCGCCATCGCCAGCGTGACCGGCTCTTCACCGATCGGCAGGATGGCCGTCTCGCTGTAGGTCCGGCCGGCGCTCGTCGCGATGAGGCAGGTGATGATGCCAGGCGTGCCGAGCGTTCCACCCTGCAGCCAAACCTGAACCTGCGTCCCGTTGATCGCATCGCTGTTCTTCGTGACGCCCGAGACGGTGACGGTGCGCGTGGCGATCGTCTCGCCGCCCTTCACGTCGAGCACGCCCGCGAATTCGAAGGCGAAGTCCTCGACCTCTGCCGGAGCCTTGGCGGGCCAGTAAATCATCCGACCCTCCCTGCTCTTGCTACCATGCCCGTTCGCGGCGTCCGTCCAGCTGCGGCGATCCGGCCGCGCTGGTGAGCCTGCCCGAGCCTCGCCTGCCGGAAGCCCGACACGTCGCGGTGCGGCCGCAGCACTATCGCCACTCGGCCTGCAGGACGGCTTGCCGGGAACGTCCCGATGACGGCGTTGTCGAGCGCGTCACCAGCCGTTGCCTGCTCACCGAGCGCCGCCGCCGCAGTCTCGGCTGCCGTCAGAGTGTCATTGGCGGCGACTGTCTCGCCAACCGCCGCTGAGAAACTCGTCGCGGCCGTTTCACTCTCGCCCGCCCCGGCAGTCTCGCCGAGCGTCGCCGCTTCGACATTGCCACCAGAAACCGCGCCTGAGGCCGCCACAGCCTCACTGAGCGTCGATTGCGCGGTTTGGGCGCTCGTGATGCCCGCGCCAGCCGAAACCGCTTCAGAGAGGCTTGCAGAGGCCGTCTGCGTGCTGCTTCCCGCGTCGGTTGCCGTCGAGCCTTCAGAAACCGCCGACCCGATGACCAGGCCGACACCGAGCGAAGCAGCCGAAGCGAGGCTTTCGCTCAGCGTGTCGTTGTAAGTCGTCGCGCCGGTCGAAACCGTGGCACCGGCCGCTGCACTCTCGCCGAGCGTGTTCGGCATGGTCGCCGAACTTGTCTCAGCATCCGCAGCCGTGGCGCTTTCCGAAAGCGTGTTCGGCGCAACCTGCGCGCTGCTCTCGGCGTCTGCCGCCGCTGCGGTCTCACTGACCGCCGGCGCCCAAGTAACCTGTGTTGCCAGTGCGGCGCCGCTGGCCGCTGTTTCGTTCAGGCTCGAAGCGATCGTGACGCCGCCCGAGAAGCTCGCGGCCGAAGCGGCGGTCTCGGTGATGGAGTCGTTATACGTCGTCGCGCCAGAGGTCTCGGTGTCAGCCGGAGTCGCGGATTCGCTCAGGCTGGCGGTGATCGTCGTCCCGCCGGTGACAACAGCACCCGCCGCCGCGCTTTCACCGAGCGCGTTCGGGAACGTCCCCGAGCTCGTCTCAGCGTCGCCAGTGGCGGCGCTCTCGCTGAGCGGCGAAGCAAACGTCTGCGTCGCCGTTTCGCTATCGCCAGCGGCAGCACTTTCCGCGCGCGCCGCCGTGATGACCAGGCCAGCGTTCAGCGCATCGGCACTGACCGCCGTCTCGCCGAGCAAGTTGCCGAAAACGCCCGTGCTCGTGACCGCGTCCGAAGCCGCCGCACTTTCAGCGAGCGCCGGTCCCCAAGTGACGACAGTCGTGGACGAATCGGCCGCCGCAGCCGTCTCATTGAGCAACTTCGTGATGAGCAGGCCGCCCGTGAGGCTGTCTGCCGCCGCGCTCGATTCCGCGAGCGTGTTGACGAACGTCTGAGCGCTTGTCGAACTGTCGGCAGCTGCTGCTGTCTCACCGATCGGAACGCCGAAGGTGCTTCCAGCCGGATTGAGGCTATCCGCTGCAGCCGCGCTTTCGCTGTCCGTCGGCGCAAACGTCTCGGTATTGGTCTCGCTGTCGCCGGTCGCGGCGGTTTCTGTCAGCGTGTCGTTGTAAGTGGTCCCGCTCGCAGCGGCCTTGAGCACCAGAATGATGCCGGCCCAAATCGAGCTAGTAATCGAGCAACTGAAGGTCGCAGCCGCAGTCTCTGCGCCGGATGGCGAGAGTTGGTTGACGATAATGCCGCCGCCGGCACCCGTCGCGCTGCTGGAATTGACGATGAACGCGTTCGAGCCGCTGACGTTCGACCAAACCGGAGAAGTGTTGGTCGAGGCCGTGGTGCTGTCGCGATCGGTGGCGATGATCGCCAGCGCCAGGTCGTTGGCCCCGACTGCCGACGTTCCGAACGCGGTG